CGCAGAAAAAAAGGCGAAAACATCCCACCGATTCTATAAAGTTTCAAAATCGAATAAATGAGGCTTCTTCTGCCCTCGCGCCCAAAGATCCCATGATGGCTGCTATTTTCTCAGATACTGCTCAAAACACATTGCAAAAGCAATATGCAGCTAGTTCTCAGAGTGCTCCTATCATTGCAGGATCTGACGCTGCAGCAGCAGTTGTGGCAGAACACAATCCGGAAGATCTTTTTGAAGGATCTGAGAACTGGGCTTCTCTAGCATTTCCCGGAAATGCTAAATAGCATTTCCTGATTAATTCGTAATTTTTTTCTCACCAGATCCTATTTAGTTTTGCACAGCTCGCTTGTGTAAGGAGAGTTTTTATGAAAGCCCGATCATTAAGCAAAACCATTCTGGAAAAAATGATTACTGAAGAGAAGTCTCAACTCGGTTCGATGAGAAGCATTGAAAAGGTTGCAAAGGATACAGAAGAAGTTGATGCTAAAGATTATGCCAATTCCTTGGCTAAGCATATAGACTACGCAAAAGCTCTAAAGCTTGAAGAGGTTAGACTAGCTAAGCGAATTCGTAAAGTTCAAAACATTCGAGAGAAGCTTCGTAAAAGAATTATTGAGAACATCTAGGGAGTTAAACGATGCCAATCACACACTTTAATCAAAACACTACCTCTCCCGGGATGACCGAGAAAGGTCTAGGCTCAGCTTCTTCTGCAGAGATGTCTCTTGCTTTCCCCTCTTCCCCTATTCATGCAGGTCAGTATTCAGCAGACACAGTCAAGGATCTTGCTCAGACTCTGCTAAAGACCGGAGAGGTTCCACAAGCAGCGGGTTATTATTCTTTGCCCGGCTTTAGTCGAGATTATAATAATAACGGCCCTCCGTCGGCTGGTGATGTTGTCACTGGCGGCGAAGGTAAGCCAGGAAGTCCCTGGGGACCGAATCCAAGCTCTCCGGATAATCCTGGTAGTATTAATCCAACTGATGTCCCCAAGCCCCCTACAGAGGGGTATCCGCCTGAAGCCCAAGGTTTGGGATCGCGCGCTTTCCCCGGTGATACTTCGGAATCCATCGCAGATCAAACATTGCTGGGCTCTCTCCTGACGGGACATTCTTTCGCAGGTTCACAAGCTTCAGGTTAAGATTCGAACGCTATAGCTGATGACAACTCGAGGAGATATTGAAGAGCGTCACTTTCGTGCTCCAATGCCGAGCTCGAGAGTCGGACACGGATATGGCAATCTTCGTTCCGATCTCCAGGGAAGTGTAGCAGGTAAAAAATCTGCTTCTTTTCCCTACGACGAGACCTTTGAAGATCTAGAGCCTGCTGAAGAGATCGAAGATGAAGATCTTCGAGCTTTGCAAAAAAAGATCGGTCTCCCCCATTATATCGACGACCCTTATATGAAGTACAAGCAGGGCAAAACCGGACGTTACGGTCCAGGAATGGCAGCTGGACCTGATCTTGTTACAGCAGGAATAGCTCGAGGTGCTGCACGAACTGATAAGGTTCCTATGGATTATGCTACGTCGCGAGCTCGCATGTATCGTGGAAGAATGAATACTGTTACCGGTGGCACTTTTCCAAAAGTTTACAATCTCCGAACCGGTGGCGCTTTTGATCGAGGGCATCTTGCTGGGTGGTCTAAACCACCTCCGCCCCTCTTCAAATCTCGGCCTGTTTATAGATTACAAGACCTAGAAGGACCTGATGAACGAGCTGTCTCTAAAGTAAGGGCAGATGTAGAAAGAGTTCTTAAAGATCAATAATGCGGAATAGTTTAATATTTTGATGGAAACCGAATACTTATTTCAGCACTTTAGGTAGTGGAGCGCATCAATGAGTAGCACAATTTACCAAGAAGCTTTAGCTGACGCCAAAAAACTTAGAGAAGTTGCGGAAGAGAGCGCGAAAAACGCTATCATTGACGCAGTTACCCCTAAGATTAGAGAAATGATAGAAAGTCAGCTTGTAGGCGATTCAAATCAGGGAATTGAAAGCGGTGATATCCTAGATGATTTAGCCGACGAGATGTATGAGTCAGCTGGCCTAGAGACAGACGGCAAGGGTGATGTGGTAGTGGATTTAACAGATCCGTCATCTTTGACACTCTCTTCAGGCGATGAAGATTTTGTTCTCAATGCTGAGTCTGCTTCTAAATTATCAAAACTTTCGAGTTCTAGCAAGGCTAGAACAGAAGATCAAGTAGAATTAAAAATACATAGATTGCGAGAGCGACTCGCTAGCCTGATGTCTGAAGAAGGTAAAATCAAATCTTCAGAAGAGCTTTTAACTTTAACTGAAGACGTCAAAAAGACGTATTCGCAACTTTATAATTTTGAGAATATTCTTGGAGAATCAATTTTTGATCGAATGCAAGGACAACTAGAAGCCTTATATGGTTTAATCATAAACTCGAATTCTGGAAACGAGAGTATGACTGAGGAGAAAATAATGTCTAGAAAAAGAAGAACGGGAAGAGGAGAAAGCTTCCTCGATGAGGCCGAACTTCGACTTATCCTGAATCTTCCAGAAGCCGAGGACGACGATCTAGATGGCGCAGATGTCTCAGTCGATCTCGGTGAAGAAGATGAACTGGATGTCGATGTCGATGTCGATGTTGAGGAAGATGAAGAGGTCGAAGACGTGGATTTCGAAGATATCGACGTGGTCGATGAGTGGTTCGTCATTGACGATGATCTGTTAGCTGAGGCTGATGGTGACGATGATGTAGACGAAGGAAGAGTCGAAGTCGACGTAGATGAACTCGATGAAGAGGAAGAAGTCCATGTCGACGTCGAGGGCGAGGCTGATTATGTCGATGTCGACGTCCGGGAGGATACATCTCCCTATCTTGATGATGATACAGTGCTTGAGATTAGTGAATCTATGCTCAAGCGAGAACTTCGAAGAATGGCGAACCTGAATGAGTCGCCTCGAACAAACAGCTCTCGAGCCCAGACCGCTCGCTCCGCGCAAAATAGTGGTCAGGTACGAGAATTACAACATGCGGTGAAAGAGCTCCGCGGCCAATTGAGCGAATCAAATCTGTTCAATGCTAAACTTCTTTACGCTAATAAGCTTTTGCAGCAAGAGGGTCTAACTGATAAGCAAAAAGTTGCTTTAGTTGAATCTCTTGATGAAGCAAGAAGCTTGAGAGAGGTGAGGTTAATTTATAAGAGCTTGGTTTCCAAGACTTCTAAGAAGTCCAAGACTAAGCGTATCGGCGAATCAGCACAATCCCGTCAGGTTTTGGGCTCTGCTTCACGAACCACCCGTTCGGGTGCTAGTAGTGAGAGAGATGCTCAAATCACAGAGGCGAAACGTTGGGCTGTCCTAGCCGGAATTACTGATTAATTTCTATTTAGGAGAAGAAATAATGAAGAAATTTACTTTAGAGCAGCTTACTGAAGGGATCCGGACACGTAATCTGGGTTCTGAAAATAAGCACCTCGTCGAGAAATGGTCTCGCACAGGGCTTCTCCGCGGTCTCGAGGGTGTCGGACGTGAAAACATGTCACGACTTCTCGAAAATCAAGCCGCTGAGCTCCTTCGTGAGTTCAACTCTCTCTCTACGGGTGGAGCTGCAAACACATCCTCGGGCGATCTCCGAGGTTTTACTAATATCGCATTCCCGATCGTTCGCCGAGTTTTCGGTGGTCTGGTGTCAAATGAGCTGGTTTCTGTCCAGCCCATGAGCCTCCCGTCAGGTCTGCTTTTCTACCTTGACTATACATACGGTAATAATGTCGGCGGCAACGTCGGTCCGAACGGTAGTAATATCGGTGATTCTTCCGGTGTCGCTAATGTTTATGGTCGGGGACAATCAATTTATAACAACCCAGCAGGCCGCGGCGTTCAGTCCGGTTCGCTGGCTGCCGGTGGCATGTATGATCTTGTCGGTACCGGTTTTACCAGAGTTCACAGTGGTTCTGGAGCCGTTGGACGTACTGCAGTAACTGCTATTTATAGTGGTTCGTTTAATAGCAGTGATGCTCTTGTTAACGATACCATTTCGTCTATCACAGACTTTACTGGTTCTAACGCTAAGATGCTTGGCTATGACCCCCAGGTCGCAAAAGATCTAGAGCTTGGCAACCTTGACGTTGCTTTCTTGATTCAGCCTACAGCACACTGGACAGCCGCAATCAACGGCGGTGATGTTGATCAGCTGAATCAAATGGCTGTGATGAGCGTCGGTTCAGCAGTAACAACTACTGCTAACTGGGGCGAGACATATCAGGCTGGCAACGGTATCATCAATCTTCGACGTGCAAATCGTCGCGGTGATTTTAACACCACTTCTCTGAAGTGGACTGATGATCCTATGGGCGGTACTCACGTTATGTTTGCTCTTCGTCTATCCGACGGCGGGGCTCTCCCCAACATTCGTCAACTCGGTGCTGGTTCTATTACGGGCTCCATGGTGATCGGTGATACGCTTAATGCTACTGCTAATGGCACAGCTGGCGAAGCATCGACACTGGTGATTCCGTCATTCGAGTCGAACTTTGCGACTGATCCGTCTCCGGTGATCCCTGAGATCGATATTAAGGTCGAGTCCGTCGCGGTTACTGCGCAGACCCGCAAGCTCAGAGCTCGCTGGTCCCCAGAACTCGCCCAGGACTTGAATGCTTACCACAGCCTCGACGCTGAGGTTGAGTTAACTCAGATTCTTTCTGAGCAGGTCGCTCTCGAGATTGACAGAGAGATCCTTGGTGATCTTCTCAATCAGGCTAACGGTGCTAACCTTTATTGGAGCCGTTCACCTGGTAAGTTTGTCAATAAGGAGACTGGTGCAGAGATTAACAGAACAAATTCTCTCACTCCCGGCCCTGCCTTTACGGGTACGGTTAGAGAGTGGTACGAGACTCTTGCAGAGACAATTATCGATGCTGCTAATACCATCCATCGTAAGACTCTCCGCGGTTCTGCTAACTTTGTTGTTACTAGCCCTGATGTATGCACGATCCTAGAGGCTTCTGTCCTCTACAGACCGTCTTACAACATTGATGGTAATGGCCAGGTCGGTTCACCCTTTACCATGGGCGCTGAGAAGGTTGGAACACTTTCTAATCGATTCACCGTCTACAAGGATCCTTACTTCCCACGGAATAAGCTCCTTGTCGGTTATAAGGGCGGCAGTTACCTTGAGACCGGTTACGTTTACGCTCCGTACGTACCACTCATCGTTACTCCCACTATCTTCGCCCCGGAAGATTTCACACCCCGCAAGGGCGTGATGACTCGGTACGGCAAGAAGATGGTTCGTTCCGACTTCTACGGTACAGTTGTGGTTCAGGATCTAAATATCATTTAGTCCCCTAGATCAAGTCTAATTCAAACTGGGCGGCCCGCAAGGGTCGCCCTTTTTGTTTTTTCAAGCACGATTCATTGTATTTTTGTGAGGGGTCACCTAGTTAGCGGTAAGCCCGATTCTCTTAATCAGCCGATATCCCCGGTGAATCGAAAGCATGGGAACAAAAAAGGAGAAAGATTATGCCAAAAGTAAGTTATACAGTGGGCAAGGGATTAGTCCAGGAAGCAGGTTCTGGTTTTACCATAGCAGGTGCAGCCCTAGCTCTAAGCGTACAAGATGTGGAGGCTCCCGCAGCTGCCGCAGCTGCCGCAGCTTCTAGAATCGGCGCCGCCACTTCAATTGCGAGAGTGAGTCAAGCAAACGATGCTAATGATCGTGCTTATTTGCCTTCGCCAACAAGCGTTTCAGATGGCCACATGGTCTTAGTCGTAGATGTCGGCGGAGCCGGTTTTGAGCTAAGCTCAGA